TGGATTTCATGCGCCGCCAGCACACGGGCAAAGCGCATGCCGAAGGAGCTCGAATAGTTCGCCCCCGAGCCAAGCGAAAAGTTTTTTCGACTGTCGGCAAAGTAGGACCCGGTGAACGCTTGCCCGGTCTGGGCTACCCCGTTGATATACGGGGTCTGCGTGTTGCCGTTGCCGATCGTGCCGGCCAGCGCCACCACCACGTCATATGGGAAGCTCGGCGTGGTCAGGGTGTAAAACCCAGTTGGGGACCCGCTAGAGCGGATGATCGTCTTCAGCTCGCCGTCGTTCCAGTTGCCGATCTGGAACGCGAACATGTCGGAGTCCGACACGTAGTAGCCGATGCCGAGGCCTACGAAGTTGTCGTAGGCGGTCATCCGCAGATGACCGATGATCGTGTTCGCCGCGCTGTCCGCGTAGGGAAGCAGCGAGCGCGAGGCTTGAAGCGCCCGTCCCCAGCGTGTCGCCGCATTCGCCGGCGCACTACCCGCCGTCCGCTCACCCGACGTCAAGTCAACGCCAGGACGAATGTAGAGGTGGGTCAGCCCCCTGGTGAGCGGGTTGTCCCAGTCGACTTCAACGTCGTCGGCATCAGCCAGACTGGCGATGCCGTGGCGCATCATCATGGCGCTACACCTTCGGCGTCAGCGCAATCGGAGTCGCGTAAAGGGTCCAGCCGGCGCTGACGGTCTGCCCGGTGCCGACGTTGGCGAGGTAGTAGCTGGCGAGCTTCGGCAGGTTGCGGCCGATGAACGGGGTGCCGTACTGGAGCGTCGTCACGTTGTTGACGACAAAGGCGCCGATGTACCTGCCGGGTCGAGCAAGCTCAGGGACTTCGGCGTCGCCCGTGCTGATCACATCCAGCGCCCGAGCGTAGACGGCCAGGACGGTGTTCTCGGTTGGCCCGGTGCCGAAGGTGAATGAGGCAGTGAATTCCGCGTCCGGTGCGCCCTCGCCGTCGCTTACCGTGTCGTAATTGGCGTCGTCGGCCTGCACCACGCTGTTGTTCGTGATGCTGGAGCCATTGGCTTCCAGCGTCTTCGTGGTGCCGCGCCACTCGATCGGGGTGTTGGTCGGGATCGCCATGGCGTCAGTCCAAGTTCATGCGGCCTTCGGCCACGTTGAGCGCGCGGCTCACGTCGAGCACGGGTAGTGGGCTGGGAACGCTTGCCAACCCCTTGAGGTTTGCCGCCTCCTGCGACGTGAGGATGCCGAGGGCCGCGAACTGGTCCAGCATGGATCGCAGCGCAGGCGCCCCGAAGTCCAGCCCATCGGCGGTCAGAAAGCCGAGTTGCCGGCGCAGCAGCGACCCCAGCACCTTCTGCGACTGGTCTTCGCTTGCCAGGGCTGCATCGCGGGCTGCTTCGAGCTTCATCAGCACCGCCTCTGCCGCCAGGGGGCCGCCCGGGTAGGCTGCCGCCAGCCCGCGAGCCGACACCATGAACGGCTGCACGACGCGCGTGCGGCCAGCCGAGAGCACGGCCGCGATCTGCACGTCGTTGCGGTTGTTGGGGTCGCTGATGTACGGCTCGATGGCAGCCACTTCGTCGGCCGTCAGAAAACGATCAACGAGGGCCTCCAGGGCCACCTTTTGCTCGGGGCTCATGTCAGGCCCCCAGGATGATTCGGCGCCAGTATTCCCACATGCTGCTCTCCCTCTGCGCGCGTCACGCGCTCGCGGTGTAGGTGATGTTGAGCGTGCCGCCGTTGCTCACGCTCTGGTCGCCGCCGCTGAACAGGCCGGCGCTGTACAGCGTGCCGGTGGTGCCGCTCTTGGCGCTGCCTGTGGTCAGGAAGGCGCCCTTGATGGTGTCGCTGCCGTTGATGTTGAACGTGCAGGTGGTGCTGGCCTTGCTGCCCGAGCTGGCCGCGTTCCACGACACGGCCACGCGCGTGCTGTTGCTGTAGGCCACGCTTTCGGTCCACCCGGCGTGCGACGACATGGTGTCGGCCGCAGCCACGGCGGTGTAGCCGGTACTGCCGATGAGGCCGAGATACCAGGCCGCGGTGTAGCTGCTGCCGGCCAGGTGGTTGTCGAGCAGCGCGTTTTTGCCGACGGTGGTGACGAGGTTGGCGAAGCGCCGCGTCCAGCCGATGGTGCCGTCGGGGTTGCGGTACTCGACGTCGTACCAGCCAGCGATGCGCACGTGCTCATTGAGCAGCAAGGCGCGCACGTAGACGACGGCCATGGCGCCGATGGCGGTGACGGCCTCGGCCGCGCGGCCAGGCAGCCGGCGCAGGGTGTGGATTGCCGCCTTGAGCGTGGCGATGAGGGTGCTTCGATTCACGACTGGACCTCCTCGAGCTGGGCCTCTTCGAACCAGCGCAGGTGCTGCTCGCCGGCGGCGTCAGTCCACTGCAGCTGGTACTCGATCTGATCGGCGGCGTTGATGCGCCGGGCGACGACCTCGCCCTGCACGACTGGCTGGACGAGGCGCGCGGTGGTGCCGACTTTCATGGGGCTGTGCTCCCGGGTGTTGCGGTTGATCTGAGTCACCACCGGCGGGCGAAGCCCTTGCGGCGGCTGTGCTGTAGGTGCGCTGAGCGCTGGCGCATGCCGGCAAGCACGAGCTGCGACTCGGCCGGCGGCGGTGGGTCTGCTGCCTCAGGCTCGGGCTGCTGGTCTTGCTGCGCCGCCTGGCCATCGCCCGGGCCGACCTGGCCGGGGTGCGCCTGGTCGCCGGCCTCGGGCGCTGCGGCGGCCATGGCGGCTGCAGCTGCCGGATGGGGCACGACGGCGCCGTCGTCGAGCAGCTCGAGCTGGCGGCGCTCGCCGAAGACGCGCTCGCGCTCACGAAACACGGTGTCGGCGTGCCGGCCGCTCATGGCGTAGAGGTAGGCGGCGTAGGCGTAGACCTCACAGTCCCAGGCTTCATTGCGCTCGGCGGTCTTCTCCCACCACAGCGACTTGTTGCCGCGCATGTCGCGCCGCCAGACGCGCCGCTCGCTGCGCATCTGCTTGTAGTAGTCGGCCTGGAACCCGAGCGGAAAGTGGTAGGTGCCGCCGCCTGGCTTGGTCTGCTTGAGGCGGCCGTCGAGGATGTTCTTGATGGCCTGCGTGCCGATCATTCGCTGCTCGGCCCCACCTGGCACGGGCCGGCCGCGCCAGGTGAAGTCGACGGTCTTGGGCCGGCCGAGCTTGGGGGCGGTGATGGACGAGTGGCCACGGATGGCGAACCAGTGGCGCCCGCGGAGGTTGGCGTCGCGGCAGAAGGCGAGCACGTCTTCGGCATGGTGGCCGCCGGCGTCGATGGCCACGGCGTCGACGCGCATGACCTGGCCGCTGGCGTGCCGGATGGGCGCGGTGAGCAGCTCGCGCAGCTTGCCCCAGGTCTCGGGTGAGGAGGGGTCGCCGTAGATCTCGCCGTGCCAGATGCCCCAGCTTTCCTCGCCACGGCCCCACGCGCGCAGCACGACGGCGAGCCGGTTGTCTTGCGTGTCGACGCCGCCGGTGATGACCAGGCCGCCCTGCGGGCACGTCATCATGTCGTACTGCTCAGCGCGCTGCTGCAGCTGCTCGGCGCTGGTCTCGGTGCGGATGCGGTCCTGGTAGGGCTGGCCGCGGTAGTTGTTGATGAACTCGCGCAGCTTGTCGTCGCTGCCCTGGGCCTCGATCCACAGCGTGGCGAGGGTGGGCCAGGGGCGCCAGCCGAGCGGTGCCGCCAGCGCCTCGAGGCCGCACCAGCTGGCCACGCCTGGCAGGCCGACGGCGGTGGCTCGCCAGAAGGCGCGGCCACTGCTGGCGGCCTCTTCTTCGGTCATGCCGGGCGGGCGCGGCCGGTAGTTGTGCTCCTTCCACGCGACCTCGGTGCCGAGCACGCCGCAGGCGATGCACGCGTAGCGGGCGGTCTCGACGTCATCGCCGACCCACTTGACCTGCTCCCACACGAGGGGCTGGGCGTGGCCGCAGTCGGGGCAGTGCAGGTGCCACTTGCGCTGGTCGCCGCGCAGGACCTGGCGCTGGATCTCGGAGCGGCCGTCGAAGGTGGGCGTGCCGTCGCCGTAGAGCTTGGCCTTGCGTCCGAAGTTCTCGGTTCGCTTGCTGACCAGGCCGACCAGGGTGCCCTGCGGCAGCACGGGGTATTCGTCAGGCTCCTCGAATTTGACGTAGCGCACGGTGGCGCTCTTCATCGCGCCGATGCGGTTGGCGCCGATGATGCGCAGGGCCCCGCCCGGGTACTTCTTGCGCAGCTTGGTGTTGTCGGCGCCCTTCTCGTCAGCCGGGCGGATGCGTCGCGCCAGCGCTGGCGTTGAGGCGCGCATCGGCTCGAAGCGCGTGAGCTCCCATTGCTTGCCGTCGTCGAGCGTCGGGAAGACGACGATCATGTTGCCGGCCGCGGTGCAGATCCACGAGCCGATGAGGTTCTCGCCGGTGACGGATCCACCGACCTGGTGGGGTTTCATCCACCAGCCCTCGCGATACCAGGACGACGGCGACATCGTGCGCTGGATGTCGATCAGGTAGGGCGTGCGGGCGTTGCGGTAGGGGCCGGCCTCGGGCGAGTCAGGCGGCAGGATGCGGTTGTCTTCAGCCCACTGATCGGTCCAGATGCGCTCGTCTGGCTTGACGGCCTTGGCAATGCTGCGCCGCAGCTTGGCTCGGGCCGCCAGCTGCCAGGGTTCAGCCGGTTTCATCGGCGTCTTCGTCGGCCGCCTCGACCACCATGGCCGCCTCGCTGTAGCGCGCGAACGCGGCGGAGAGCTCGTCTTCCATCAGTCGCTCCACGGCCATGGGGTCAGTGGTGGCCGCGAGCTGGTCTTTCAGCCTGGCGGGCACGTTGAGCACGGCGTCGCGCAGGCCGCGGAAGGACGTGAAGGCGATGCGCTGCGCATCGGCCAGCGGGATGAGCTTGCCGAGCAGCTCGTCGAACTCGAGCTGCTCGCGTGCGCAGCGGATCTGCTCGCGCTGGGCCCGTGCTTTGCGGAAGGCGGCGGTGTCGGCGTCGTCGGCCTGGTCGGCCGGTTCGTCGGCGCCCTCCGGGTCGTCGGACGTGCCGCGTGTGGGCTGTGGCGCCGCAGCGGCTGACGCCGGCGGCGCCGCGGCGGCCGACGCAGGTGCACCAGGCGCTTGCGGTCGATCGATGCGGCCGTGCACGGTGCGCGACAGGTCGTGATGCGCGCGGCGCCAGGCCTCGGCGGCGTCGGGGGAGTCCATCGGCATGCCGTT